GTTCTCGGGGGCACCCCTAGCGGTGGAGGCGCTGGTGATCCTGCTGGCGGTGGCGACCCCGCTGCTCCTTGGCATGGAGCTTTGCCGGAGGATCTGAAGGCCAACGCCAACATCACGAAGTATGCCTCCATGGAGGAGCTGGCGCGGGGCCACATCGCCCAGGCGGCCCTGATCGGCAAAGACATGAGCCGCATGGTCGAGATGCCGGAGACCCCGGAGGCCCGTCTCGAGCTCTACCGCAAGCTGGGCGCCCCCGAGGACGTGGCGGGCTACAAGCTCACCGCTATCGAAGGTGCGGACGCCGGGCTGGCCCCGGATGGCGAGCTGGCTTTGAGCTTCATCAAGAGCGCTCACGCGCACGGGGTCCACCCCGAGGCGGTACAGGGCATCTATGCGGACTTCGTGGGTATGCTGTCGGCGAATGTCGGTACTGACGCCAAGGCCTCCGAGCAGGCCCGTGCCGACGGGCTCGCCAGCCTCCAGAGTGAGTGGGGCCAGGCCCACGACCAGAACGTCGCGGCGGCCCGCTATGGTGTCGAGAAGCTCGGCCTCATGGACTGGGTCGATACGGCCGGCGTCGGCGACGACCCCACGTTCATCAAGGCAATGGCGACTATCGGAAAGAGCATGGCAGAGGATAGCGTGACCGGTACCGAGACAGGCCAACGGTTCGGCTCCAAGCTCGCCCCGGCCGAGGCCCTCGCTAAAGCCAATTCGCTACGCCAGCAAGCTCTCCACGAGCCCAATCGCATGCGCCAGAAGGAACTGTCGGAGCAGGCCGGGGCGATGTACAAGATTGCCACCGGTGAGTAGGGGTTGACAGAAACCTGGGGATGCTGTATGGTGTCCCCAGGTCAAGCGTGTAGCTACTGGCCCTCAATCAGCTCCGACGCTGCGGCGTGACGGCAGGTGGGGATACCTGGGTGCTAAGGCAAGACCGCTGAGAGAAGTCACCCAACCCAGGTGTCCACCCCTAGCCGTGAGGCCAGAACCATGTCCGTTTCCATCCCGAATTGGATGATCCAACAGTTCAGTGCCAATGTGCATGAGCTGTCGGAGCAGACCATGTCCAAGCTCCTGTCGGCCGTCGAGGAAGAGCCCGATTTCGGCAGTGAGGCCAAGGCCGTCGAGCGCATTGGCACCACCCAGGACAAGCCCGACCAGATCACCACTCGCCATGGCGAGACGCCGGTCGGCAACACCGAGCACAGTCGCCGGTGGATCTTCCCGATCGACTACGATGTCCCGGCCGATCTCATCGACAACCAGGACAAGGTCAAGCTCCTGATCGACCCGACCTCGCACTACACCCGGCGCCATGCCAATGTGATGGCGCGCGGCATCGACGACAGCATCGTCGGCGCCTTGGGCGGATCGGCGGCCCAGGGTCAGTACGGCCCGAACGGCCAGGCGACCTCGGTCGCGCTGCCGGCAGCGCAGAAGATCGCGAGCGGCTCCGTCGGCCTGACGATCGCCAAGCTGATTGAGGCCCGCGAGATCCTCGACGAGAACGATGTTGATGAGATGTGGCGGAGGTACATCGTGTGCACTCCGCAACAGATCTCGAACCTCCTGGAGGACGAGAAGCTGTCGAGCATCGACTTCAACACCGTCAAGGCGCTGGTCAAGGGTGAGATCAACGAGTACATGGGCTTCGACTTCAAGCGTCTCAGCTCAGCGCGTCTGCCCTTGATCTCGTCCGGTCCGGCCGTCCGTCCGAACTACGTGTGGGCGCAGCCGGCAGTGCGGATCGGGTTCACCATCCACCCGACCACCTCGGTGGATAAGCGGCCCGATCTGCGGAACTCGATGCAGGTCTACACCACGGGTTCGTGGGGTAGTGTCCGCGTCGAGGACGAGATGGTCGTCGAGATTGCCTGTGAAGAGGCCTAGGCGGTAGAGGGGGCTCCGGCCCCCGACCCCCTGTCCAACATCAACACGCGAGGACCTACTTATGACCACCAAGAAATCTTCCCTGGTCGATCAGATCCAAGATCGTACCGCCACAGACAGCTCCGATTTGGTGTCGGCCGTCAATCACAATGGCGATCTGGTTACCGCCAATGGCTCGGTCGCCCTTCTGACCACGGACATCGACGCGGACGATGTCATTGTCCTGTGCTTCCTGCCCTTCTCGGCGGTCGTACAGAAGATCGAGATCGCCAACGACGACCTCGACAGCAATGGCTCCCCGACCCTCACATTCGATGTCGGCCTGTACGATGATGTCGATGGCGAGACCGCCCGCGACGATGATGTCTACGCCACCGTCTCGACCCAGTTCCAGGCGGCTGCTGGCTTCACCGATCTGGCGTTCGAGGCCCGCGACATCGCCGTCAACGGCCAGGCCGTTTGGGCGGATGCAGGGTTCGCGACTTTGGCCGCGGCCAAGGCGTCCAATCTGAGCGGTCAGTATCTCGCCATCCACATCGACACCGTGGCGGCCACCGCAGCGGCCGGTGACATCGCTTTCCGGGTCACCTACGTCGATGGCTGAGAACGCCTACACGGCGGTGACGGACGTGTCCGGTACGACGCACACAGTGACGCGTACGACCGGGCTGTCCGTCGTTACCGGCCAGGTGGCCTTCACCTTTCAGGGTGGGGCCTCCAAGCTGGAGGTGATGGAGGCGTTCTACGCCCTTCGCCGGGTGATCCGGCAGGACGGGCAGAGCGCCAACCTCCCCTCGTCGTACCCCACCAGCGGATCAGTGGTGAGCTGACATGGCCGAGACCAATCTGGATGCGGCTCAGGGTAGCGCGCGTTACACCGTCACCCGGTCGAACGCCACCCCGCGCCTCGGTGCGGCTGTGGCCCAAGTGGTCATCGACGACGCCTTCACCAAGCAGCAGATCTCCAACGCCCTGGACGCCATCGAGAGCGACTTGAGCAACATCTTCGTGAACGTTACGCGGGCGGGGGCTCCTGCCTTCGACGATGGCGCCTTCTTCTCTGACAACAACGCATCGTTCTCCGATCAAACCACCCTATAAAGGAGCGCCGTCATGGCCTCGACTATCGACCCGACACTCGACAGCGACATGACGGCCGATGGCCGTGTTGTCCGCAAGAGCGAGCTTCAACAGCAGTTCACGGCCGCCGTCGCCGACATCGACGCCCTACAAGGTGCCGAACTTACTGCCGGCTCCGGCATCGACGGCATTGCCGAGACCTATGCTACCGACGTGAAGTCGGTGGCGACGGGCTTGATCCACACCCAGATCGTGATCGACCTGACTGGCCTCAACAGCGGCGGCACCGCGGCCGACATCATCGGTGACGATGGGGCGGCCAACTGTCACCTCGGCCAGTACACCACGGCGGTCATGGGCACGGTCGTGGCCGGCAAGGTGACCTGCTTGGAAGCCCCGGCGACCGGCGAGCCCAACATCGACCTGTTCGCGGCGGACGAGGCGACTGGCACCGAAGACACGGCCATCACGGCGCTGACCAACGACACCGCGCTGATGGAGGCCGCAGCCGACTGGACCGAGCTGCTGTTCCAGGGCATGACCGCCCTGCCGGCGGCCAACCAGTACCTGTACCTGGTCGCGGGCGACGCCACGGACGCCACCTACACCGCGGGCAAGTTCCTGATCGAGTTCTGGGGCACCCCCTGATAGCTGACACGGGGGCTTCGGCCCTCCCCAACTGAGCGGAGCCCCTGATGGCGGAAATCACCCCTACCCTGCAACAAAAGATCGATCAGCGGTCCTACGAGTACCTCTGGGAGCAGATCAACGAGGACGACGAGGGCGCATCGATCCAGATCCTCCCCGCGTATGCCGACAAATCGGTGCATTTCTACGGCACCTTCAATGGCGGCACCCTCACACTCGAGCACTCCATGGACAACACGAACTGGACCTCGGCCATTGACACGGGTGGGGACGCCATTGCGGTGACGGCTGTCGGGTCCGTTTGGGTCGGCACCAACGCTCGGTACTGGCGCATCGCGAACGACAACGCAGGCACCACGGAGGACGTGGACGTGTATCTGATCGTTGGGGTAGGCTGATATGGGTCGTCGACGGCGGCGCGGCGGAGGGGCAGGCGGGGGTCTACCGATCCTATTCGGCTGGAACCCGGAGATAGCCGCAACCCTGCCCGCTACGGCCACGTTCGCCCGCGCGTCCTCAAAGCAGGTTCTGACCACAACCGACGGAACTACTAACTGGTATCAGGGTATAAAGGACGGTGAGGTGCCGCTGGA